ACCACCGAGGTGTTCGCCAAGATCACTGACCCGGATTTCCCCGGCGCGGTCAAGGTGGGCTACCTTGACGGCTATTTCGTGTTCAACGAACCCAACAGCGCGCGGGTGTGGGTGACGTCCTTGCTTGACGGCCTGTCTGTCGATCCGCTTGACTTCGCCAGCGCCGAGGGTGACCCGGACGGCTTGGTGTCGCTGATTGTCGATCACCGCGAGGCGTGGCTGTTCGGCACCAACTCGATCGAGGTCTGGTACGACGCGGGCCTGCCTGACTTCCCGTTGCAGCGCATCCAAGGCGCGTTCAACGAGATCGGTTGCGCTGCCCCGTACTCGGTTGCCAAGCTCGACAACGGCCTGTTCTGGCTGGGGTCTGACGCTCGTGGCCGAGGCATCGTCTACCGCGCCAACGGTTACACCGGCACGCGCATCTCGACCCATGCGATTGAGTGGCAAATCCAGCAGTACGGCAACTTGTCGGACGCCATCGGCTACACCTACCAGCAAGACGGTCACGCCTTTTACGTGCTGATCTTCCCGAGTGCCCAGACCACTTGGGTCTATGACGTAGCAACCCAAGCCTGGCACGAACGGGCCGGCTGGGACAATGGCGACTTTGTGCGCCATCGGTCTAACTGCCAGGCGGTCTACGACGATCAGATCGTTGTCGGCGACTTCGAAAACGGCAACATCTACGCCTTCGACCTAAACGAGTATGCCGACAACGGCGACATCCAGAAGTGGCTGCGCTCGTGGCGGGCGCTGCCGCCCGGCACCAACACCCTCAAGAGGACCGCGCACCACAGCCTGCAAGTCGATTGCGAGGCGGGCGTCGGCACCAACACCGGCCAAGGCAGCGACCCGCAGATGATGCTGCGCTGGTCGGACGACGGCGGGCACACTTGGTCTAACGAGTATTGGGTGCCGATGGGCAAGATCGGCGAGTACTACCGCCGCGTCATTTGGCGGCGGCTGGGCATGACGCTCAAGCTGCGTGACCGTGTGTACGAGATTTCGGGCACAGACCCTGTCAAGCTCGCTATCATGGACGCCGAACTGATCGTGTCGCCGACCAATGCCTGAACAGCAAAATATCACCAACATACCCTCTAACCGTGTCGAGATCATTGATCCGCGCACGGGGATGGTGTCGCGTGAGTGGTATCGGTTCTTTCTCAACCTGTTCAACCTTGCCGGCAACGGCGGCAACCAGACGTCGCTAGACGATCTGCAAGTCGGCCCTCCGCCGATACCAGACTCCGGCGGTGGGGGTGGCGGCTCGGGCACGGTGACCTCGGTCAACATGACGGTGCCTACGGGGCTGTCCGTCTCCGGCAACCCGGTCACCACGGCCGGCACGCTGGCGGTCACCTACACAGCCGGCTACTCCATCCCCACCACTGCAAGCCAAACGAATTGGGATACAGCCTATTCGGAGCGGTTGCAGTGGGACGGCGGGGCCACGAACCTTGTGGCCGCCACGGGCCGCACGTCGCTCGGCGCCACGACGGTGGGCGCTAACTTCTTCACTTTAGCCAACCCCAGCGCCATCACGTTTGTCCAGATCAACGCGGACAACAGCATCACCACGATGGATGCGCCTACGTTCCGCACGGCCATCGGCGCGGGCACTGGTTCGGGCACGGTGACGTCGGTCAGTGGCACGGGCACGGTCAGCGGACTGACCCTGACCGGCACAGTGACCACCTCGGGCAGCCTGACGCTGGGCGGCACGCTGGCCGTCACGCCGTCGGACTTTGCGTCCCAAAGCGCCAACACGTTCCTTGCCGCGCCCAACGGCTCTGCGGGCGTGCCTTCTTTCCGCACAATAGTTGCTGCCGACGTGCCGGCCCTGAGCTACGTCAGTTCAGTTGGCGCCTCAGCCCCGCTGGCGTCTACGGGAGGGTTAACCCCTACGCTCAGTATCCCGGTCGCTACGTCCAGCGCCGACGGCTACCTGTCCAGCACCGACTGGAGCACGTTCAACAGCAAGCAGCCGGCAGGAGCCTACCTGACCTCGGTGGCTGTGGCGACGGCCAACGGGTTTGCGGGCACTTCTAGCGGCGGCACAACGCCGTCCCTGACGCTCACGACCAGCGTGACTGGGGTGCTCAAGGGCGACGGCACGGCGATCTCTGCGGCCACGGCGGGCACCGACTACTCGGCTGGCACCAGTTCGCTGGCAACTGGCATCCTGAAGTCCACCACAGGGACTGGCGCGCTGACGATCGCTGTCGCAGGCGATTTCCCAACCCTCAATCAGAACACCACGGGCACTGCGGCCAACGTGACTGGCACGGTGGCGATCGCCAACGGCGGCACGGGTCAGACCACTCAAACGGCGGCGTTTGACGCCCTGTCGCCCTTGACCACCAAGGGCGACCTGATCGGGTTCGACGGCACGGACAACGTGCGGCTGGCCGTGGGCACGAACAACCAAGTGCTGACGGCCGACTCGACCACGGCTACGGGCCTCAAGTGGGCTGCGGCGTCTGGGGGCAGCAGCAACATCACGGCGCTGGGGCTGTGGGAAAATAACGCGACGATTTCGGCCAACTATTCGATCACTGCCGGCAACAACGGGATGTCCTCTGGCCCGATTTCGGTGGCCTCTGGCGTCACGGTTACGGTGCCGTCAGGCTCGTCGTGGGCTGTTGTTTAAGGAATTAACATGACCGTCACAGCGCGAAACCTAGTGCCTGCGAAGCTGGTGGAGGACACCCAGACTACTCAGTACATCGTGCCGACCAACGCCACGGCCACGATCATCGACAAGTTCACCGCGACAAATGTCAGTGGTAGCCCGGCCACAATCAGTGTAAACTTGGTCACAGGTTCGGACGTCCCAGGTAACAACAACTTGATCACCAAGACCAAAAGTCTAGCGGCGGCCGAGGTCTACACGTTTCCTGAATTGGTGGGGCAGATCATGCCAACAGCCTCGTTCATCTCAACGATTGCCAGTGCTGCCAGCGCCATCAACATGCGCGTCAGTGGGCGAGAGGTAACTTGATGTCATACGCTGATCTTATGCGTGAGCGCGAAGGCCACTTTGAGGTAGACCCCCAAGTGGAGCATCACTTTTCTGATGGCGTGTATGCTAAACGGATGGTGATTCCCCAAGGGTTTGAGGTTGGGCAGCACGCGCATAAATATAGCCATCTCAGCATTTTGGCTAAAGGCCGCGTGCTAATTAAGACTGACGGCCAGCAAAAAGAATACGTTGCTCCAGCGTGCGTTGAAATAAAATCGGGCGTACACCACGTCATTCAAGCGTTAGAAGACAGCGAGTGGTACTGCGTACACGCCACTAATGAAACAGACGCGGATAAAGTTGATCAGGTACTGATCGAAAGGAACTGATATGCCAATCGGATGGATGGCCGCCGCGATGGTCGGCAGTTCTCTTATAGGCGGCAGAGCAGCAAGCAAAGCCGCCAGCGCGCAAGCACAAGCCGCAAGCGAGGCTGGCGATGTACAGCGGGAAATATTTGAGCGGCAGGTTGAACTTAGCAAGCCATACCGGGAGGCTGGAGAACTCGCGCTCAACAAGCTCATCCCGCTCGCAACCGAGTACACGCCGTTTGGGATGGAGCAGTTCCAAGCCGATCCGGGCTACGGCTTTCGTTTGTCCGAGGGCCAGAAGGCGCTGGAGCGGTCGGCTGCGGCGCGGGGCAACTTGTTGTCTGGCGGCACGGGCAAGGCGCTGACGCGCTACGGCCAAGAAATGGGATCGCAAGAATACATGAACGCCTTCAACCGTTACCAGACGGAGCGTCAAGCGCGGCTGAACCCACTGCAATCGCTTGCCAACGTGGGCCAAACTTCGTCGCAGCAGCTTGCCGGGCAAGCCGGGCAGTTCGGGTCAAACATGGCCGAGGCCATCGGTGCCGGCGGCCAAGCCCGCGCCTCGGGCTACATGGGCACGGCCAACGCTATCACCGGCGGCCTGAACCAATACTTGAATTACAGCCAGAACCAAGCGCAAAACCAACTGTTGCAACAAGCTCTTGCCAGCGGCCGCTACAACCCCGCTAACTTTGCCAACATAGGTTACTAATCATGGCACTTGTCAACCCTCAGATCGCGATGTCGTACCGTCCTACGACGGAGTACCAGCCGCGTAACGCGCTGGCCGAGTACGCACAGCTTCAGCAGATCGTCGGCGGGCAGCGCCAGGCTGAAGTCGCGGACATGCAGCTTGAATCCTTGCGCCGAAAAGACCGAGCCATAAGCCAAATTCAAGCTGTAGCGGCAAAGAACGGCGGCCCGACTGACCGCCGCCAAATCGCAAGAGCGTACATGCAGTCAGGCGTCCCAGAATTTATGCAATTTGGTTTGACGCTAGAAAAAGATTTAGATGAGCTAGACACTTTTCAAAGAATTATGGGCGGCGGCGCTCCTGCTGCGCCTGCGTCTGCACCCGGCGCCATTTTGGGCGGCGGCGCCCCTGCTGCTCCGGCTCCGGCACCCGCCGCTGCCGCCGCCCCGGCTGCTCCGGCTCCGGCGCCCGCCGTACCAAGGTCTGGCATGGCGAAAGAAATTTTCGAGGAATACGGCGAGAACGCGGCTAAATTCTTTGAAGCCAATGGCTACCTGCCAGCCGGAATGTTTACTCGGCTTGCTGACCAACAACAAGGTAGAGGCATTAGCCGCGAAGAGTACGCTACGTCTCGCAATCAATTCCGCGACGCTGCAAGAGCGCAAGGCGTTAACGTAGACGCTCCTGAGTTCAACATCCAGCCGCCAGCTCAAAGTGACATGGCCGGTCAGTTTCGCCGTGACATGGAGGCTCTTGGCATTAGGATGGCTCCTGCCGCCGCACCCGCTGCCGCGCCCGCAGGCACTGCCAACGTGCTGGCCGCTCAGCAGGGCGCTACGCCGCCAGAAAACGTCAACCGTATAGCAGCGGCTGGCGCTGCGGCGGCCGGCGCGGCCGTAGACCCTACTGCCGCACTTCGCGCTAAACGAGATCAGCTTATCGCGCTTGGAACTCCTCGCGCGCTACAAGCCGCTAAGTCTTTGGACGCGGACATTGCTTTGATGGCTAAACGCATCACTGCTTCGCCCGGCTCAGTTGTGTACGACTCTAGCGGCAGAGTAATCGCCACAGTGCCGGCAGCACCGACTGCGCCAAGAATTGACGTAATCGGTGTTGTCAAGAATACCGACACCCCCGTCTATTTTGACAAAGACACCCGCCAACAGTTTACGATTGGTGTGGACGCATCTGGTAAGCAAGTTCAAGTGCCCTACACCGGCGCGGTAAACAGATCGACTAGCACCGTCACGGCGCCTGTTGATGTCAGGGTGAATGCGTTTGTGCCCGCCAGCGAAACCGCGCAAGCCGAATACATGAAAGGCGCAAGAACTACGTTTGAGGCACTAAGAAACGCGCAGCCAACGCTTGACAACATTGAAAAAGCTAAGGCTCTTGTGCCGGGCGCGCAAGGGTTTATGGGTACCGGGGGTGAGCCGCTTCTGGCCGCCGCAAGTTTCCTTAACAACCGACTTGGAACCTCGATTAACACCACCGGCGTTACGGACGCTCAAGAACTGCGGTCAAGGTTGTTTTTCGGTATTTTGGATAACCTTAAAAAGTTGGATTCTCAGCCGTCGCAACAGCAGCAAAACGCGCTGCAACAAGCCTTGGGTAGCATCGGAACAGACCCGACGGCTCTGCCTAGAGTGCTTG